GTAATATTTATCATCAATAAATTGAATAGAGTTATCTCAATATCATTTCTTTTAGATTTGTTTGTATCAACATTCTCTTTTCTAAGTTGAATTATATTATTACTGTCTGATGTAACTAGAACAGTTATAACAGCTATCGAAAATGATAACAATATAGCAATTGAATTTATTTGAATGTCTATAAATGATTGAAACAACTTAGGTAAGTATATTTTATCTCTAGACAGAATTACAATCAAAGTAAGCACTAAAGCAATTAACCCTGAGATTAACATACCTACCCATATTTTGTCCATATATTTGTAATAATCGTACACCGGTAATAGTATAGTTTTTTTTACAAATGCTTTAAACCTCAACACTTTCACCTCATTCCAATTTTAATTGTTCTAATAATTGCTGAGCCTTTTGAAAGAAGTCAGCGCTGTCTACCTCGTTAGTATCAGATGTAGTTTCAACAATAATTTTTTCTTTTTTCTTAAGTTGTTCCGTATCTAAAATTGTATCTCCACCTGATTTTACACATAATCTCTTTACTTCATTCTCGTTATTATCAATAAGATTATAATATCTCTTTATAGCATCTTTAGATATATATGGACTTTTTCTTCCCTTTCGTTTAAAAATAATATCAACATATTCAGACATATCATCTCTATCAGCAAATTGTAAATACTTATCATCAAGAGAATTTCTTTCAACAGTTAACTTTAAAAGAGTAAATTTTTTTGCAAGATTAAGTTTAGCTAAAAACCCTTCATCCGGAATAAAATCACTCGAAAAACTATACCTATACTCATGATTACTAATATCTGCAAAATCTTTCATTTTATGATATAAATAATTTACAACTTGACTTATTCCTATACCGTTATAATTTTTTTCAAACATACATAAAAATGTATTACACCCCTTATTATGTCTAATACATAAATGAGTGCGTTCTTCATCACCATCAAATTCACCTTTGAGTATTCCTAAATTATCCATAGTTGAATTATTACGAACATTTCTTCTATAATTATACTTAAGTGACTTAAAGATCATATTATAATTTCTGTTATCCAATACCTCAAAAGAGTCCATCCATAGAGTCTTATTTTTATTTGGATATTCTATTCTTCTTTTGACCAATGTTTGGTTGGACAAATTATTCATTGCATCAACAAAAAAAGGTATAAAATTCTCAATAGTACCTTCTGGCAAATCAGACGAAGTAGCCGTAATAGCTAAATTTAAGTAATAAAAACCGACAGAGACATTTTTACTCATACATATATCCTCCAAATTAACAAAATATTATTTATCTAGATAATACAATATTTTAAAATAAATGTCAATATATGTAAAATATATCCTAAACTCTATAAAATATTTATTATAGTACATTATATAACCAATCTTGTGTCAGTGCGTGCCAAAGAAATAAAGGCGTAACAAATTTATTTGTTCTGCCCTTTCTATTACTCCCCATATATTCCCGCGCGGTCGTTAATTATTAACATTCTCATCAAGTCATAAGTAAGTCCGAGTTTGCCCTCTTCATCACCTTTTAACAAACCCTTGTCAACCAGCTTAGTTATTGTAGGAACCGCCCACTCAGGCATGTTCTCATCAATATAATCATAAATCATTGAATTTTCCACTTTTTCTAATCTTTCATTTAATTCTTCATATTCTCTGCTCATCAGTTTGTCCTCGCTTTCCAATTTATAATCTACTCCAAAATAGTTGCAGATACCTTTATAAATTCCCACTGCACATTTATATTTTCCGTCGTCGCTGGCTAAAAACCTGTTGTCGTCATAATTGTCTATAAATGCAGTCTCTACCAGTATAGCTGGCATGTTCGTGTGTTTTATAACCGCAAAATTAGCAGATTTGACACCCCTGTTATATCTTTCTGTTTCCGCTGTCATATGCGGCTGTACACATTCTGCTAACGCCCTTCCCTGTGTGCTGCCTGTGCAATAATATGTCTCACAGCCATACGCTTTTGTGTTTGCTGCATTACAGTGTATTGAAACAAATATATCTGCATTCCAGTCATTGGCACCATTATATCTGTATGCAAGACTGCCGTTTAAACTGCTTGATACCGTATCGGTAATACTATCACGGCTCATCTTTACAGTTTGTCCACTGTTAATCAGCATATCTCTAAGTAATACTCCAATTTGCACAGACACATCTTGTTCTTTTAACCCAAATCCTACAGCTCCCGTATCCGCTCCGCTGCAGTTATGTCCCGGGTCTATGTATATCTTTGCCATTATTTTAATCCTCACTTTCAATCTGTTGGACAACAAAATTTTCCAATCTTTCATACACATCAAAATAAGTTTCGTTTTTATTTCCGTTGTGTGTAATTTCATAATATATTCCGTCTGGCACAGTCGTGGAAGCCAATGCTTTATAATTTTGTAGAGTTTTACAACTCCACACTACATAAACATCATCTTCTGTAATTATTTTGTTGTCAGTTTTGTTTACATTTTTATTATAGTAACTAACTATTGTTGATTTTATTAGTTTAAAAAAATTTTTTTCTGTCATTTTATTGCTCCTTTTCATTTTGTTTTTTTAAAAATTTATCTGCATTTATGGCGTTTTGTGTAAAACTATTATTCTTCCACCATGCTGCAGCAGACGCACCAATTGTAAATAATAGGCTGACCGTCTGATATATATCATCGTCTGCAATATTAAGCACCTGCTTACCGCACATAGCCAATACTTGATTTGCTAGTGCTAATATTAATACTATGGTTCTTGCTATTGTTCCTGTAGTTACATTACTCATGCTCTTTCACCTCCTCGCTCAGTTCATCAAGCCGTTTGTGAGCTGACTTAGCTGACGCTTCAACGGCTACCATTCTCTCTATTAAATTATTATGTTTATTTACCTTTTCTTCAAGTTGTCCTATCCTATATGTAGTGAGCTTATTCGCTGCAAATATCCCTGATAATGAGCCAATGAGCGTACCTATTAATGATAGCACCCCAACTATTATTGTGCTGTCCAAAACCATGTCATTATCCCCCAACCTATCTCACAAATATTTTAATATGGTTATCATCTATCCGCCCAAGCACATAAAAACCGTCTTCCGCCGCCGTTGCTTTTGCCTCGTCATTAGGCTTGCATCGGCCTTGTGCTTTACATGTGCCGTCGTCTATAACAACCAGTTCTCCGTGTGTTCCCATATATCCCCATTCCGGGCGGTCTTTTCTTGGTATATAACTTTGCGATGGATCGTAGTCTTCCGATAGAATATACACATCTCCCTCACCTGCAGGTGTTATAATATTGCCATTATCATCTGTTTCTTCATCCCACATTACATGCTCAGTCAGCAACCGGCCAAATACATCCTTCTTATATTTACCGCTCCACTGGTCATCATAGTTGTTTCCAACTATGCACGGATTTCCTGATATAACTCCGAGTAAGTCTTTTGGGTCTTCTGAATTTGCAAGCCGTATCTTCTCACCGTCAAAGCATACAAACAGTCCGCATCTGTCCTCATTATCAGGATTTCCGTCTGACCATTCTCTAAGCTCCGCATAGTCGGCTCCTGTTCCGTTTATTGACTTCATCGCATACACATCACCGCTGTACGCTGCACGAAAAGCGTTGGAACGGGAACTTAAAGTCCCGTTTCCAACTATAAATCCGTCGCCGTTATTATGAGAATAATATCCGGCTGTTGGTTCTAAATTATTTTTACCGCATACCGTGTTATATCCGTTGCAGAGCAGAGACCAGCCGCCTATTGCTACTGCCCTCTCACCATTTACAGCATTAGAATAACCGCCCAATGACACAGAACAAACTCCTGGGACCGCCCCTTGTCCTCCTATGACAGCAGAGTAAGCGCCCTCTGCGCTTGTACCCTCCATCACATTTATCAGCTTTTTATCGTTGACATACTTTTTTGTCTTATCTACTAACTTTGTCAGCGCTGTCATTCCTAAAATCTTTGTCGCCATCTATATCCCTCCAGGTTTAGTTAAATAAAGCCTCTACTTCTGCAGCCGTGATTTCCTGCAGTTCGTCGTTCTTCATATATCCGCTTAAATCTATAGTCTCGCCAAGAGCGTCCCATGCCGAGCCTGTCCACGCAAAGTTTTGTCCGTTCTTGTCAACAACGTTCCATACATCTCCAACTGTGTTTCCCGTTGTCGGAAGCGACGCATATGTATCCTTACTCCCCTTATACTTGTATACGCTTGAAACCTTGTTGTTTACATATGTTTCTGTTGCTAACCCTACCTTTGCAGCCGTAATTTTTGAATCAACCTGAGACGATGTCATTTTCCCGTCTGCGCTCGCCTTAACTTCATTAATCGCCGCAACTAAAGTCCCTTTTGCGGTTGTGTTAAGGTCTGTCAATGCACCAATACGGGCATCTAATCCATCAATAATCTCTGCTTGCCCTCCTACTATCGAAGCAGTTGAATCCTGATGTTCGTCTATTTCGTTAATCGCTGCCACAAGGTTATTTTTTGCCGTTGTCGTCAAGGTTGTTAATGTTCCTACATCAGTTTTTGCCGCTAAATCCTTTGTTGCATTCGTAACTGTAGTAGATACCTGTGAACTCGTCTGATAGCCGCTGTCGTTTGTAAGCTGGCTGAGTTTGGTTGGTATCGCTGTGGATACACTTTTAATCTTTTCTACTAACTTTGTTAATGCTTCCATTCCTAAAATTTTTGTTGCCATGATATTACCTCCATAATTTTATTTAATATATTTAATTTATTTTTTACTTATTTAAAATAATGCGCTTACCTCATCTGCAGTAACCTCAACAAATTCACCGGTTATAATACCGGATGTATTGAAAATCTTTAGCAGATTAATTTCCACGTTTTCATTTGCAGATTCACTTCCCGAATAAATAACACTAACAGTTCCGTCAGGTAGCAAATCATTCTCTGCGTTTAATATAACAGTCCCAAGATAGATATTAATAGTTGTCAGTTTCGTTTCGTCCTCTATCTCCATATAGCTGTTTGGCTTTCCCTTTGCATCTTTTAAGCCGTATGTTACTGTCATATCAGAACCGCTTATTTCACCTGATAAGTTATCAGTGTTGAGTGTGTAAGAAGCATAACAATATTTTTTCTCAGTCCCAAATTTAGTTTTGGTGTCTCCAATATCTATAATGTTAGAAGGCAGTATAAAATTACCGTATGTATCGTCTATAATATTAATTTTCGGTACGCTATATCCTACCACCCAATCCCCTGTAGACTGATTAATGCTGAATCTCTCTGACTTACCTATTTGCTGAAATAATACCGCCGTATTCTTTTTTCCCATGTCTCTTTGCAGTTCATTACACTTTGAATCCAGTCTCGACAGATAATTCCCTATCATTGGTATAATATTGATTGATGATTTTTCCTGCTCATCATAATAATCAACTGCTCTTTCATCCACAACGGTAAACTGGCCTACATAAAATTGCAGATACTCTATATCCAGGTTTGTCCCAAAATTATCCGTCGTGCCAAACATCGTAAATTTATCTCGCATCAAATCCCATTCAAGATATAAATAATATCTTATGCCAAACTCTATTGTACCGAGCATGTTTATTTCAAACGTGTTATTAATCTGACTGCTGAAACCATTATCAAATAGTCCGTTTGAATCTATATACGCGTTATGAAAAGTAAAAGAGAATTTATATTTTCCGTCTGAATCTGTTGTCATTACAACACTGTTTGCTGTAGGCTCCGGAACAACCAAACTAAGTTCAAGGTTTTCATGAAGCTTATTCACCGCATACGCATTGTGGACTAAAGCGTCAGCAATGTTTTTTATTTCCTCAGAGCTTTCCACAAGATTATTTATAGCATTCTTAACTACAAGCGGCGTTACATAGCTGCTGTTATCTGTGGTTTCTGAGGTTATGTTCTCTATTGTTTTAACCGGTATTTCTTTTCTTATAGTTTCGTCTGCCTCAATACGAGTGTTAACTTCATTAGCTATTTGGTTAATAACCTCAGTCCTTAATGCAGTTACATCAGATATTTTCGCCAGCCGCACCCATTCCGTAAACTGCGGAGTATCACTTTCTAAGCCTGAAACATTTCTGTAGTATGTTGTCCACTCCCCATTAACATTTTGATGAAGTATCTGCAATAGATTTGTAAAAACCGGATATATCTCTATTGCAAACCAATATGTGCCGCTGCCTCCTAACGTACCATTAACAACACCTCCCCCATAATAAAAGCCCGGTGTTAATATTTCATCGGGCAATTTATTTGTCTGCTTAAACAGAGACATATCTATTTTATTTATTTTTTCCTTAACAGTGCCGCTGTCGTCGTAGTCTATATCCTCCGCCCTGTGTCTATCTGCCGTGCCGTCTATATGGCTGTTGTACCACCCCATCAGATTTGACAGATTATCTCTTATCATTGTCCACCAATGTCGCAATTTCGTTTGACCGTTATAGTTTTCGTTTATGTTGTGCTTTGCCATTTTATCACCCTTTCTTTTTTTATATACATAAAAAGAACGCCCTTTTGGACGTTCATATTTTTCAATCCACACACACGAAATGCGACCGTCAACCCTATTACTCAAAAATGAGTAATAGTCAATTTAAATCCACTCACCCCACATGGGGTGCGACGTTTGGGCTTTACTACCGTTGCCACAAGTGGCAACATTTAAATCCATGTACCCATATAGTATACGACAAAAGGTTGTTGCGTTTTTTGCAACAACCTAAAATAATTCAAATCCATGTATCCCTGTATAGGGTTTTAACCTTTTGTACAAATTTGTACAAAAGTCCATATTTTATTTAAATTCACACACTCATGTGTAGTGCGACCGCAAAAATATATAAGTGTTATATTATACCAATATTTTTATTGACAGAAGTCTCTATGTGTGATATACTAAATTCAAATAGAGACTTCTGTCTTTTTAAATTGCGTAGAACAATCTTTTACTGGGCAGTAATTGAGGTTGTTCTTTTTTTATATTTTCTATTTCAATTATTGGCAATAAAGGACTATCGCTCATTTTTGAGCGATAGTCCTTACACCTTACAGAAAGCAATTAGAAAAATACAGCTCTCCCTATTTCATTAATGGTAATATTTCATCAACAAAAGTGTCGTACAATATTCCATATCCTCCAATACTCTCAATAAGCACTATAGGTAAAATTTTAGTGCTACCGTCAGAAAATTTAAAAGTAAATGTCATTGTATCTCTATCCCCAATTACATATGTATTTTTTCCGTCGAAATAATCAGAATAATATGTCAATATTCCATTTTCTGTTAAATAATATTGACCATTAAAAACTTTTACAAGATTTTTTTCAAACATTCCCTTCGGTGGAGTATACTTACCTGTTATTGTTTCACTGTTTTTTTGCAGTCCGATATATGCGGTATTTGTTTTATCGTCATAATTAACACTTTCACCAAGGGCTTCTGATACTGCTCTAAGCGGCAAATAGGTAATATCATTATATAAGAAATTATCTGCTGTAACAGTTTCACCATTAACAACTACATTTATATCATTTTTTAGCACGCTGATATTGTCCCAAACACCGTTTGCTAGACTTCCAATTGATAGTGTACAAATCGAACCAATTACTAGGCCACAAATAAATTTTTTCATAAAATAACATCCTTTCGCTATATATTATTATCAATATATCATATAGCATAAACGAATGTCAATAAAAACTGTCATTTTGACAGTTTTGTTTATCTTCATAATTTACATACCTTTCAACGCATTAATTTGAGCTTGTAGAGATTCTATATCATCTTTTGTTGCAATTTCCGCTCCCTTATAATACCATGTACCCTCTAATGCGTTTCTAATATCACTTAAACGTATTACTTCTTTTGATATACAACTTACTACAACAGAACCGGCACCTTCATTACATACCCTAAAAATTTCTTTGCCGTTGTAAAAAATATTTAAATCGCCCCATGTTTTATCTAAGTTACTAACTAACCCGTGTAACTGATTTTTTTCGTTATAACTCTTGATTCCATTGCCGTCTATAACGGTTCTTGCTTCGCCGTCCTCGCCCGTCATAAACACACCGCAAATTGTCAAATTTCCGTTGTCGTCCATATATAGCGACCTTTTACCGCTTTCGTCGTATAACTCAAATACATATCGGGTTCCGTTATAACCTGCCTGGAATCTTAATACTTCGTTTCCGTCGTACATTGTGATTAGATTGTCCTCTATTTTAAGTTTTCCATTCTCTGACATTATGGTGATTAAGTTGGTATATAGATATGTCGTTGCCCAATCGCTGCCGTCACCGTGACCAAATACTCCAATCCAGTTCCAGCCGTCGTCACGACTTTTGTCAGCTGCTCCAATCTTGATTTTCCCGTCTATTATTGCGACAGCGTACATTCCGTTAGGGGACACGAACATTGCTCCCGTTTTATACTGCGCTATTTTTTGATATTCTCCGTTATTTTCAACAGTTACGTCAGTGTTCTTTTTCATAAATTCAAGAGCGCTTGTTTTTAACTCTTGTGCTGCTCCGTTCTTTCTTAGCCTTAAATACTGCGATGCGGCAAAAGACGTGTTCCATCCTTCCTGTATAGTTATAGACGGTCGTCCGGCTTGAAAATTATTCTTTTCCGGTGCCTTTGGATATGTGTCTACCATTATAACCCTTTGTTTTGAGGTTATTCCGTTATCCCTGTCTACCACTGTCACCGTATCCCCTAAGAATATTTCCTGTTTCACCGACAAGTGTTTGCCTGTAACCGAATACTTCGGCACGTCCGCCCTGTCTATATTATCAGGCGAAAATTGATACTCTGCCGCGCTTCTGAGGTCGTCTGCGTCTGTTATTTCGTCAAAGTTGCAGAATGCTTCATATTCTCCAAAAATATCATAGTTAGGACTTTTTATATATTGTATCTCTCCCAGCGGTAAATCATCTTTACCATATGGGTACAGTTTTGTTATAACACCATACGTTGTATATTCAATCTTTATATCCCTGGCATTGTATTTTGGGTCTATTCTGACCCCTCTGTCTTTCCCCAATTTTCGCACAAGTGCAATCTTTCTGTTGTCAATATATATTTCACTGTGTATTCTGTACTTATTCAGCGTCTCCATAAGTATATTAAGACAGCCTATCGGCGTAGTTTTCGACTGCTCAAAAAAATCTATACTGTCAGTCACAGGTTCAAGCCCCAACGCTCTGATTTCCTGCTCCGTAAGCACTGTCACATACGGCGTCGTTGCAAAAATACCCTCCACGATTTTATTCGCAGGGGTATTTATCATGTCGTCTATATGTTGTATATGTGTTCTGCAGGCGTCCTGCATTAATGTTGCAGCAGATATATGCTTCCCTTCAATTCGTTTTATTCTGAAGTATTTGCCGTCATAACCTACAATTCTTTCCGGTTCCACAATAGCCCACTTATCATCACCGTTCGGCAGGTCAAATTCAATGTCGTTTTCCCCGTTAATTGTCTGTCTGATATGTATTTCCTTCGCATTCTCTAAAAATCCCAAACGGTCCTTTCCGCTATAATCTTTTGTGTCTTTGTCATATACTGCTATAAATTTCATTAAAATTCTCCTCCGTATAAAAGTTTATGATTATACACAAACTTCAGCACGCCCTGACCTCCGGTGCATATAATCTTTATTGTATTTTCTCCTGGCTGTAGTTCAAAAAAATCTCCCTCACATATCTCGGGCATAATAGCTTTTTCGCAGTCAATAATTATATTAGTTTCAGATTCGGGAATTATTCGCACCATCACCCCATTGACTGTTACATCAAGCATTTTCACGGCAGAAGACAGAGATAACTCACAGCCGGGTCTGACAGGTGCTGAGCCATAATAAATCATTGTATTTTCTGTTGTTCCTGCCTGAAAACTTATTTCGTTTTCGTCTCCCATTCCTATGGGTAAATCACAGTCCAAAATAATGTCGCTGTCCAGCGGTATCCCCGAACTGTCATGCAGCCAGTCGTTAAACGGCCGGCACCTAAATTGTACAGTAGCTTTGCTGTTTTTATAAAGCTCTATTTTCATATCATCTAGGTCAACAGGTTTTGCTATCCACTTTACTGTTGGCATATCATCAAATATAAGCTCTCCATAACCACCGCTTAACCAATTTACCAGCTTAGAGGCTGAACGCTGCAAAGCGATATTATCAGGGCATATCATCTGAAATTCAAGCTCCAAAACTTTATCTTCAAAATATAATCTGCCCCCTGTTTCCGATAAGTCAATATTTCCGTCTCTATACTGAACCTCCTCATCTATCTGCTTTACCGGAGGGGAAAACGGCCTTCCAACGGTCTTTACGATTACGCCAATATCATTACTGTGTTTACCCCTAAATGTTATTCCATGTCTCATTTTTAGCCTCCTACTGCTGTTGCCATATCGGTTAGATATTTTTTACTGTACAATATATTATCGGTCGTGTCATAAAAATTGTTTGTATTTTCTTGATTAATTGTTACACTCGGCTTAATTTCCTTTATCGCTGTTGTTATCTTGTCGGCCATATTATCCATATTGAAATTTATACTCTGTTCCAGAGGCTCAACAACCGAGGCAACTTTTAAATTTGCTTCCTTTGTCTGCTGTAATATGTTTGTCTTTTCGTCCTCCAGCGCCTTATATTCAGCTTCCATTTGCTTTATTATGGCATTATTTTCCTGCGCTATCTGATAACGCTGTTCGTCTCGCTCTATTTCTTTGAGTTTGTCTAATGCTTCCTGATATTTTTGTTTTCCCTCTATCGTGACAGCATTCTTATATTTCTCAATATCTGACAGGGTTTCAGCCTTATCTTCTGCCCGGTCTTCCACTTCCCAGGATTCTTCCAGAGCTGACAGCTTGTCATCGAGCAAGTCCTTGACCTCGTCCATACGTTCTTTAGCCATATCCAGCATTTCGTCATATCTGTCCTCTGTGGCTTTGTATAATTCAAGCCGCATTTCGTCAGCCTGACGGCGAGCATATTGCTGTTTAGTCGGGTCCAGGCTTTCATCTTGCGACCATTTTGTGTATTCATCAATTTTACGTTGGTAAAAATCTGTCGCGCTGTCATCATGCATAAAATCCCAGCCGTATACTCCGGCTTGCTTCTCATACCAGTCTGCGTCGTCTTCCCATTCGCTCAATTTGTCTCTGACCGCGTCATACATTTTCTTATCCAGCTCTGCTTCTACCTTAATTCTGACTACCTTTTCTTCGTCGGTCAGTTCTCCGAGCCCTGCAAAATATTCCTCAACCTCTTTTCTCTGCCTGTTAACTGCCGCTATAGTGTCAGCAGCCGACATATTGTTATACTCTTGTTCATTCTCTACCCAGTCATCCGAGTAAGCTAAATAACTGTCTAAAAATTGCTCTGTGTAATCAAGCCTGGTATCAAAATAATCTTCCCAGGTGATTAATCCGTCCTTTGCCGCCTGAACATTACGCTGGTTAACCGTCTGCCAAACAGCGCCCATGCTTGTACCCATTTCGCCCCAGTCGTTTATACTGGCGTGTAAATCAATATACGCCTTGGACGTTTTATTTGCGTCGTCAATAAGCTGCTGACTGTACTTATGTAACTTGAGCGTTGCATCTTTCCATTCCTTCGTGTCGGGCGCAAAATTTTCATCCCGGAACACGGCAAGGTTATTATAGTATTCTTCTTGAGATGTCCAGCCCATATCAAGCGCAAATTCCATTGATTCTAAGTTTTGGCTCCACAGATCTTTTGTATAATTGACTATTTCTTCCTCTATTTCTTTTATAACCTCAGCGTCAGAAGCAAATTTCTGTTTCATTTGGTCGAGCCATTCAAGCTCTTCCCAGGCTGGTATAATGTTGTATGAGGTTTTGCGTATATGTTCCCTGTCAGACTTAGCGTTCTCCCAATCCTCGTTATTTTTACCGCTTGCATAACGAGGGATTCCTGCGCCTGACATTATTTGTTTTGTTTGCTTTGCCGTATAAATTTTGGCGTGCTCAGGCAAAGGCAGTACAACGTCCCTGCCCTCAAATATATACCCTCTGCCGCCGTATTCAACAAGCTCCCTAGGGTCTGACGTTCCCTTTTCATCATTTATCATTGCCATACCGCCTGGGAAATTTTTATCGCCTTTGGCTCTAGGCAATGTTCCATTTGTTTGTATATTAACCGTCACCGTTGCGCTTTTTCCGTCTAAACTCGCAAGTTGTCCGGCTATGCTTGAAATAGTTCCACTTGCGTTATCAGTAGCGTTGATTTGAGTATTAGTGCTTTGCGGTAAAGTCCCTATACTCGTCGCCACACCTATAACAATTGGGGTAGCATTATCGGAAGCGTTAACTGTTACCTGTGCCGTTTGTCCGTTGATTTCAGCTATTTTATTATTAGCCTCATCTAATACATCATAATTTCCCTCTGCATTAACTTGAATAGTACATTGTTGACCGTTAATAGCTTCAGCCGCAGTCTGTACCTCTTCAATTTGCGCTGTATCACCTTCTGCAGTAATAGTAATAGAAAAATTATCGTCTAATTTTTCAGCTTCGTCAGCGGCTTCTAATCCTGATGTGTCACCCTCAACAATATTTACCTTAGCGGTTTTTCCGTCTATCTCAGCTATTTTGTTACCAGTTTTATCAAAAATTTCGTAGTTTCCGCCAGCAACTACTTCAACCCTTGCCGCGCGTCCGTCCAATTCCCCAACTGCACTGTTTATTTGCTCAACAGTTGGTGTCGCTCCGTCTGATACCTCTAATCTAACCTGTCCTGTTTTTCCGTCTATCTCGGCTATTTTAATACCGGCTTGATTCAATACATCATAGTTTCCGTTGGCATTAACCGAGACAGTTGCGGTCTTGCCGTCAATTTCAGAAATTTTATTTCCGGCTTTGTCCAATACCTCATAATTTTCTGTTTTGGTATTAAGTTTTATATCAACATTCTTTCCGTTTATCTCTTGTAACTTACCATCAATTTCTGTAATTGTTGATATATCACCCTCTGCGGTAATATGTATACGTTGATTATCGGAAAGTACGCCCATAGACTTAGCAAGTTCATTAGCTTGTTCTGTTACTACCTCTAAGCCGCCGTTAGTTGCCGCCGCACTTGCTATATCTCTAAAACCATTCTTTATAAGTGCGGCTCCTACCGCCGTGTCTTCTGCGCTTGCATTGAATTTTTGGCTTGTATTTATATATTTATCAACAGTATTATTAATGTCTGCGCCATTCTCAATTAAAGCGGTTCCGGCACTAGCTAATGATTTAGATATATCGTCTGCACCTGCACCGGCTTTTGCAGCATTGCTGGCAAAGTCGCTGAAAAAGTTGCTTATACCATTATCACCGCTTTTTGCTACCTGGGCTATATTTTTAAATCCCTGCTGTGCAACAGTTAATTGCTCTGTTATGTCACTGGCAAATTTGTCAAATCCCATTTCTTGAGTATAGGATTTCACATCACCCAAAGCTGTTTTTATTCCGCTTAAAGCCTGAGAATATTCACCGTTCGCAAGCTGTTCAGGCACTAAAGCACTTGTTACATCTGCAACGCCCTTCACAGCTTCCTTGTATTGTTCCACCTCTGCACTGGATTTGTCAAAATCAGCAGATAAATTGTTGACCTCTGTCTGCGCGTCGCTCAATGCTGATTTTAAATATCCAATACCCTCATCAATATTAGCGTTGCCATAAGGGTCTGTCAAAGCATGAGCTTTTACTTTATCAGAGACCCCCTCAGCTTCATACATTGCATTTAATGTCTTTTCGTAACTTTCGGCTAATTCATTTTGTTTCTTTATATATTCATCTCTCGGCATACTTTTTTCTGCTGATTTTAGTTCATTTTGCTCTGTCCTATAATCGGACATGATGTCCTTAGACTTTGCGAGTGCCGATGAGTATTTGTCAACCGAATTTTGCGCTGTCTGTAATTGATTATCATAATCTTTCATGTTGCTGACAGCTTGACTAAAGTCGCTTTCATTAATCTGTTGCTGTAGGTCTCCGCGCTGACCTCTTAAATCGCTTGTAGCCCTATTACCTAACTTTTCTAGTGTTTTATTTAAATCACCATCATTTGCAGTTAATGTTATATTATATTCTTGCTCAACCTGGGCTTTTAGTTCTTCAAGTTTCTTTTTTGCTCTGTCTACCTCTTCCGTATCAGTAGAAGTTTTTATTGTAGTTTCAAGCTGCTGTGCTTCCGACTTCCACCCCTGTATCTTTGTATATGTATCTAAACTCTTTTTAGTAGCCTGAATTTGTTCGTCGGTAGCCTTTACAACGTCGAGTTGGGCGTCATGATATTCTTGATAAGCTTTTACACCAACTACAGCCGCCGCACCAACAGCCAAAATTCCACCAGCTGCCGCTAGGGCTACAGGTCCCATACTAGCTAATGTTGGTGCCGCAACTCCTAATTTCCCCAAAGTTTCAACAAAATTACCTACTCCCTTTGCAGTCCCGGCTATTACTTTTGCGCCTGCACCCATACCAATAAGCCCGGTGCCGATATTAATAAGTCCTTGCTTACTGTCATCATCCATATTAGCAATATCCTGAGCAAAATCTTTTATTCCGCCGGATACATTCTTGATTGTCGGTAAAAATGTTTCCCCAATACCGCGTGCGGCTTCAACCAAATTATTTTTAGTAACTTGTATTTGGCTTGCTGTTGTCTCTGCTTTGGCGTCAAACTCATTTTGGAGCGCTGTTCCATCTTCCCATGCAGTGTTTGCCCTTTGCAGTGCTGAAACCATCTTGTCATATCCGGTTGCAAGAGCTTTCATTGCGTCGCCTTCCCTAACGTCGTTTATGCCTACGTTTTGCAAATCGGATATTATATCCTCGGATTGTGACAGACCTTTTACAAAAGAATTAAATGCACTGCTTGGACTTTCTGCCCATGCCTGCTTAAATTCATCGGCTGACATACCTGATATTTTAGAAAAATTGTCTAAATCTTCACCGCCTTGTGAAACCGCGTTTTGAAGTTTAGTCCACGTACGGGACACTGCGCTGCCTCCTGCTTCAGCATCAATTCCCAAAGACGACAACGCTGTTGAGTAACCTAATACGTCCTGCGCCGATATACCGACAACAGTTCCGGTTCTGCCAAGTCTAAGAGCCATGCTCGCAATATCTGCCTCTGTTGTCGCAGAATGGTTTCCCAAATCCACAATAGCACTGCCCAAGTTTCTTACTTCTCTCTGTTCAGTACCGGTTACATTCATAAATTTTGCAAGAATTGCCGCACCCTCTGCACCGTTCAAATTAGTAGCGGTATTCATTTGAGCCATAGTTTCGGTAAAATTAACTATTTCATCAGTAGCAATTCCCAATTGTCCGCCGGTTGCCGCAAGTTCTGTCAACTGTGCTGTTGTTTGCGGTATGGCGTTTCTGCCGTCTATTCCTGTTGTTGATAAATCTATAATACCTTGTCTTACTTTCTCAAGCTGCGGCTCTGTTCCATCTACAGTCTTTTTTACATTTGCAAAATTATCTTCAAAATCTATTGCAAATTTGGCAGAAGCTACACCCCCAGCCGCAAGGGCAACACTTACAAGCTGTATAGGCTTAGTTATTGCGTCAATGCTCTGTCCTGCTTTTTGCCAGCTTTCCCCAACATCTTGTAGATTTAAAGCCTTTTCCATACCTACAATAGCTTTTTGATTCTGAGCAAGTGTCTTATATTGCTGACTTGCGTTAGCTACAGCCGACTTTGCAGAACTGTATACAGCGCTTTCTTTCTTCAGTGCGCTTTCATTATTCAGGATTGATTTTGATACTTCATCGTGCTGTTTCTGCAATCCTTTATATTCATTCTGTGTCCACTGGATTGCCTTAACATTATCCTTATACGCCTGACTATTTTTATTCAGTCCTGCATTGGCGGATTCCAAGGCCTGAATCTCAGCTTTTTTTGAAGTCATAAGACTGCCTATAGCCGATTTCTGACCGTTTAGCCCTTTTATATTATCGTTCAGCTGTTTAGTATTTTGCTTATACGCTTTTTCCGTTTCAGCTAATATACTTCGCTTTTGCTTTAGGCTTTCAGCCGACTTTGCGACTATCTTATCATATCCGCCCATTTGCCGGGTCTGCTCCGCAATGCTTTTCACACCTTTCTGCGACATTGCGTTCATACCGGACAATTCCGACTGTACCTTTGATATAGTGGAACTTAATGACGACGCGTCACCCGTAAATCTTACAGTTAATTCCCCTAAATTTCCGCTCATATAATCCCGCCTTTCTTTCCGCAACAAAAAAGCACCCCTAAAGGGTGCCAATCACAAAGCAAAAAACACTGTTTAAAATGCTTTTTGCTTTGTGCAGTCCTAAAACTGCACAATATATTTTTATAATCCATTCATCCAGCCGAGACTGGGAGGCAAATTTGTGACAGAGTTTTCCTCCTCGTCTTCGTTTAAAGATATTAACATTTCCATTAATTTGACCGGATTTTGTCTTGCAAGCTCGTCGGGCAGTATCCCTTTTGACTTATACATTACTCCATATATATCATTAAGATTAAAAGTTTCGTCACTGTCCGACTTTACTGGTTTTTTATAAGTTCGTTTACTTCGCTTATTGTGTTTAAATATATGTCAAGCAATTTCCGGCACAGCATATCTTTTTCCGCAATAGACATTGTGTCAATGTATTCCTTGTTGGCCGCTGTGCCTTTGAACATGCGTATAAGCACATCATAACACAGCTTGCAAGCGCCTGAGTATCCTCTTAAATGCTTGTCCTGCATATCTGCATAATCAGCAAAGTTAAACGGCCTTGATTGAACTTCTTTGCCGTTAATCTTTATAGTCAATATATTTTCTAAATCTTTTGCCATTAGATTAAGCCCCCTGTTCCGGTGTTGCTGATGGATACCAGTTCGGGTCTGTGAACCAGTTTTCTATAGCCTGTTCTTCCGTCACTCCATCAGGCAGATTGTCTGTATCTATATAGTAATATCCTTTACCGTCAGAATCACGGAATACGGCTGAAAATGTGGCTTTGGCTGTCTGATGTTCGGGCGCGCCCTCAGAAGCTTTTGTCTTGCCTCCGATATTTGAGGCAAAACCATATTTGCCCTTATAGTATCTAACCAAACGTTTTACACCGTTGGCTTTTTCAATTATCCACGCCACCGCAAAATATTCAGCCTTTGCCGCTGTGTCTTTGTTGAACTCAACGCCGTTGTCTACAAGTTCCGCACCTCTCCACATTGCGTCAACCTCGGGTGGTATATCTGCGTTGGTGATTTCATGACCCATTTTTTCAACATATGAATCTACCTCATATGCTCCATTATCTGCGTCAAATGTTGAGGTAGAACCTGAATCTGTTGGAGCGATTTCAACCGTGCCTGGCAAGGTCACCGCCTCGCCGTATGTAGTCTTCCCTGTTGCTATATCATCAGCTGTTATAGGAAAAAAGGTATAATTTGATACACCAATTTTTGAATGTGGTTTATTTATTTCTTTTACTGCCATATTAATGACCTCCTAAAATTAATTTATTGCTTTTTGTACCTCATTAGTTAATATTTCAACCGCTTCATCTTTCCCGGCTTCAAAACCGGGTTCCATGTACGGATGGGGCCTTTGCCCCCTGGTCGTGTGCCATTGTCCTTTGCTGTCCTGATACCTCCACGGCGTTTGTCGTCCTCCGGCGTAAATACCTGTACCCAGTTCAACATATATACCATAATCAGCCGTGGGTCCTATCTCAGATGTATATTCTCCGTCTCCGCCTGTTGTTTCTTCCACAATGCTGTTTCTTAAAGCACCTGTATCACCAACAGGACACTCGCCTTTGCACTGGGCTTGTATAGCTTTGCCGCCCTTTGCCACCCCGTTTTGCACAGCGCCGTCAAGTTTAGATGATATATTTTCTAAGTTGCCCAATATATTATCAAGCCCATCAATTTCAATATTGATTCCCATTGTCACCCCTCATTTTAAAAAAATACCTCTTTTTTATACCTTTGAGATAAATGATATAATTCATCAGAGCTTTGCCGGGGAACATCGTAGTCATAAGTTCTTGTCCAGCCGTCCGACTGCATTATCTCATTGACCTTAACGCCTATATTGGATAACTGAACGGGCGAATTACTCCAAATATCCACTGCAAACTTGCTTACTTGAGACTGCTCGGCGTTATCAGCGTGAAAACCTTCGTCCGTTGTCACTTTTCTAAACGTGATAATAGGCACGGTGTTAAAATGAAACTCCGTGCCATATTTAATCGTTATTCCTGTGCCTTCAAGCAGTTTTTTCACTTGTGGAATTAAATCAATCAATAAAACCCACCCCCATATATATCACTTGCGCCGTTCTCTCCCGTGTTAACGTTAACGCTCTCATCTTTTACGGCTGTTGGCAGCTTGTTTAAAAGAGCCATTGTATAATCGTCCCAATGTTCGGCATACTTTACTGTATAGCTTATATTTTCACCTTTCAAAGCGACCCTGGCGCCTTCTTCAAGAAATGTACAAGGCTCGCAGTAAATACGCTTTACAGTCTCAATTTCAAGTCCGTATTCTTCCTGTGCTAGACCTCCGCTGTATGGTTGAATATCTGCTGTTATTTCAGCTTTAAGTTCAGCGCCGCTGTATACCTCAATCGTTTTTTTCAGGTTCATCAAAATCACTCGGAACCCTCCCTTTACGATTAATAAACGGCTTTAATCTCTCGCGGTAATTATTGAGAAAATGATTGTCGTTCGCCGTACTGTCCTCATAGCTTTTGCTTACAGAGCCCTGTGTTTCCGACTTCACAACCTTGTCTGCTTTTTCCTGCCCATAGCTTGCGCGCCTATATCGGTCGGCGGTCATAACCGGCAAAAGGCTTTCAAGCTCTTGCGGAAAATCTGATATTCTGCAATAGTTTAAAATCAGATTTATGTTATCCTCAATTAAAAAGGACAGCAGGTTATCCCTGCAGTCCCCCTCTATCCCTAGAAGCATTTTTGCGGTTTCTAGCGCGTTCGCTTTGTTTAACATTGGTTCTCACCTCCGCCTTCGGCTTATCGTCAGATACGGCTTTTCTTGCTTTCCTGTGTCTGCTTAATAACATTCCCATAGGGTATTACTCCTTTGCGCTAATCTTGATGGCCTTGGCGTCGTCCGCGATGTGCGTTGTATAGTGCTTGTCGGCTGTGATAACCGTGGTTTTATTAACAATATCTCTGTCATTTTCAATCTCGGTATCGCGCTTTAGGTAAATCGCAAGCGCACCGGGCTTAACGATATAGTTCGTATAAGCGCCGTTCTCCGCCTTAATCTTGTTAGAAAGCACAACTTGACAGCCGTGTATCATGCCGACCGTGCCCTTAATTATAATATCCGCGCCGATGTCGGTCGCTTTAATCCAGTCCTCGGATTTTCTAAGCTCCGCCAGCTGTGCCGGAGCGATAAGCAGAACCTTTTCACCGTCTATGTCCTCTCCGAATTTAACGAGTGCGTCCGCTATAAAGTTTGAAGTCAGCGTTGCCGTGCCATCTCCGACTGTCATAGCGGATATGATATTATCAAGCACAGCAAGCACATCATTGTCAAGCTTGTTTGCTATTGACAACCCAAGCTGATTTACCGCCTCGCCCATAGGGTCGCCATAGCCGCTTAGAACGGACTCGTCCGTAAGCTCAACGCCCTTGCCTGCCTTTTTAACGCTTACCTTTGTGGTCGATGTCGCCATTTTCTCAATCGGAATAGCCTCGCCCTCGCCCACGTCCTCCGCGTCACCTATGTACGCATACTTTGGAAGCGTGACGGTATCGCCCGGCTTTCCCTGCAATGTTCTGTCAATGGTCGCAAGCGGGGCAAACTTCATAGCTGCCTCAAGCTTTGCCGATACCATAGGCGCCATAACCTCGGGATTTACCATGTTTTCAAGCTTCGTTGTTCCTGTTGCCATTATTGATTACCTCCTGTTAATTTTTCATAAGTTTCTTTGTCCTCGTTATACAGCTTGACGCGCTCTGCATAACTCATTTTGTTAAAAGCCTCTTGCGTTATTGCAGCGGCTTTGTCTGTCCCCGCCTTTGGGACAGTTCCTTTCAGCTTATCGACAACCGCAGCTTGCACCTCTTCGTTAAACGCCTTTTCAAACGCGTCTATATTCGCCTTTGTGGTTTCGGCGTTGTCCTGCGCCAAAAATGAAGCGAATTGAGGCGAAAGTCCTTTGTCCATAAGTGATTTACCCGTTTCAAATTCAAGCTTTTCACGCTCATATTTCGCGCGTTCTTTCTCAAATTTTTCCTGCTCCTTTTGCCGCTCGGCTTCTGCTCGTTCGTCCGCGTTCAGCTTGGCAAGACGTTCACTTTCGCTTATTGCTTCCGACAACCTTGTTTCAAGCTCTGCGTCCCACTTCTTGCGCGCCGCCTTTAATGCTTCATCAATTTTGGATTGAACGTCATCGGTGCCGCCCGCGTTGACAGCCGTCCCTGCGGCCGGTTCTGTAGGTCCGGTCGGCGTTGCCAGGTCTGCAACATTTTGTCCTGTTTGGGGCGTTACCATAGCGCCGCCTGTCTGTTTTGCATTTTCTGCCATTTAAAATCCTCCTTTCAATTTTGGGTATAAAAAAAGAGCGTCTCCGCTCATCATCTTTATTTATTTTAATTAATTTGTTGGGTCTCTTGACCTCATGTCATCACCTCATTTTTGGGCATAATAAAAGCACCCTGCATTTGCAAAGATGCTTAATTAATTATTTATAACTTTATCTACAATCTCAAAAACTTGCTGTATATTGCTCTCGGTACACCTAATAGGACACAATTCATAATCTACATCATAGCATAAGAATATCTCGCCATTATTATATTCGGCAGACACAATGTCTTCAGACGGTCCCATAATCTCACGTTTAATGACGATATTATTATTTGATTTGAATTCTTTCACAATAGCCTCAAAAATTGGTCTCTCTGACTTCAACTCAAAATTTTCTATTAGTATTGTATTATCTCTGATAAATGCTTTCATATATTCACCTCATCATTTCAATCCCGCTTTTTCATCATAGGACTTATTTGTTGTTGCACTGCTACGTATTATATCTTTATAAATATCGTCGTAAGATTTATATTTCATTTTTTTCTTATCGACTAAATCCTCAAACGATTTAAATGGCTCGTTTTCGTCTAAATATTTCCTTGCAGCTTTGTCTTTCATAAGTTCGCGTGCCTGAAATTTATAATTATTTCTTAACCCACAAGCCTGGCGCGCTTGCTGTTCTAAAGCCCGAGTTCTGTCAATCAAGCCAGGTATATTTTCATCCTTAGCTTTATACCATAATCTAACCTCTTTATTACCAAGTTTCCCAACAAGCCCGCTCATATCATCAAATCTCATCATATTTAAACGGTCTTGTTTTCCATTCTTAAACGTCTCCCATTGGCTAGCATAATTATACTTTATATCTTGAAATTTGTCAAAAGTTTTTGGAAATTCCTTACCATAAATTTGACTGTATTTTTCATATAAAATTTTATCGGAACTGCGGTTTCTATACATAACAACATGTTTATCAAACGTTTCTTTTTGCTTATCTGTCAGGCTCTCAATCCATTCATTGTAACTCATACCCTTTATTTTATAGCCCTTGCCTGTCAGAGGGTCGCGCGCCCAGCGTCTTGCATAGTCTGTCGGCATTGTTGTTGTACATCTGCAATGCGGGTGCATAGGCGGATAATTTACACCACCTACCGCCTCACTGACTTTAAATATCTTATTATCAAGCGGCGAACAGCTTTCGCACGTCCTCTCATCAAGCGTTGCAAGATATTTGTATTGCTCTATTCCTAATTCTTCATAAGCCCTCAATTCAGCCATGTTCATGAAATAACTGACCTGCGTATTAACCAGCCTTTGCGCGTTATACTTTGATGTTTCCATTATCTCAGCAAGCCGGGCAGCCATTTGCGTATATCCCGCATGGCTCATTATCCCTTCTGTAATTATCTTCTGCGACTGCTCAGCGACCTTTGCCGTGTTATTCCACACTCTATCGCTAAATTGTTCGCCATGCCACTTACTCTCAAGCATTTCATTAACTGCGCGCTTAGGTATAAGAGAAAAGTATACACCTACATTACAGCCTTTTGCTATGTCGTGAACGGTTCTGTAATAGCTTTCTTCTATAACCGTGTTGTATAAAGTCTTAGTTTTCTCTATCTCCGTTAGTGCCTTTTCTTTGAAATAAGCATATACATTAAGCTTAACCGCTTCTAAACGGCTAATTCTTGCCCCGTATGCCTGCGCGTGTATCTTGCGCATAAGTTCAAGCCGCTGTTTTGGATCTTCCGTGTCTTTTAATATTTCAGACAGCCTATCTGCTATTTGGTTCTGCTCCGCTTTATTAATAAGCTGTTCGGCTTCCTCGGCTGTGATTTGTACACCATTTTTGTATGTGTTGAATATCTTTTTTATTTCTTTGTCGATATCTTTTATGATACTGTCATACATACGCCTAAGCTCTTGTATTGTGTATGCTCCGCGGTTGTGTGCATCAAGTTCGCGCATTAGCGCAACTCTCAGCCAATAATCAGCGCTTCTCATCAGTTAAATCTTCAAGCGCTGTATAATCCGCGCCCGTGCTCTTTCTGTAAAGTTCCTCGCGCTTTATCTCGCGCTCTACGCGGCTTTCCTCCTGCTTTTCCACAAGCTCCATTTCTTCCGCTGAATCGGACACAAAATCAAGCTGCTCAAGCAATGTTTCATCAGATACAAGACCGCGCAGATAATTAATCGTCTGTGCCAGCTCCAAATTATTCTCAGGAAGATTTCGATTGAAGATAAAGTCAACATCTCCCGAACTTACTACACTCATACGGCTTAGTAAAGATAAATAATGGACATATAGGTCAAATCTTTCTTTAAGTCCAAGAACTAAAAACCGTTCCTTATTCTTAACATGCTGTTCAAACCCCAAAAGCTTGTATCTTATAGCAACGCCGGAAAGGTTATTGCCGAAATTCTCGTCTGTGAGGTCGGGCGTTAATGAAAATTTATGTAAATCGTCCTTGATATTATTCCTCAGTATCTCTACATCAGTCTCGTTTAGAACCTTTTGTAAATATTTTGCTTCCGCGTCCGGCGTGAAAGACATCATTATTTTTTCAGTCAATAATTCTTTGGCTTTTTCGCTGTCAACCTCTATGTTTTTAAGGAACAATATAGCGTCTACAAACTGCTCCTTATCATTAACGCGGTCACTCATCAGCGTGTTGTATGCGTCTATAAGACCGATAAGCTGTTCAAAATCGCCCTGCTTGTCTTCATTGTTGATATACTCAATCATCGGCACCCTGCCAAATGAATGCGCCGTCCTCTCTATTTCTTCATAAACGCTCCCTCCCCCTGTGCTTCGGTATTTTATAACCTCGTTTTCTGTATAAACATTAGCGACTTTACCCACTTCCAGACCGTCTATATCTGTTATCGTGTAGTAATGCACACCGAACAGTTTTCTTTGCTCTACAGTATCATCATAAACAATAAACGCCTGCCGCGGTTCAAGCACAGCAGACTTCGGTTTGGAATCTTCATTCGCATAAACCAACTCATATGAATGCCCGTAAATAGACATATCCCGTACAATCCGGCTGTCTGTATTTTGTATCTCACTTTCAAAGTATGCTTCCTTTAACGGTCCGATATCAATACCGTCTGACGCACTGTACGCAATGGGCGCGCCAAGCAAATAACCTTGTGTCATATCAACTATGTACTTCGCATGGTTACATACCGTTTTGTTGTTCGGCAAGCCTTTGCCTTTAGGTCTTCGATAAAGCACATCATGTTTTCCCAAATAATAATCTTTAAGCTTGATAAGCCGTGCCGTATCTTCAGCACGTTTATTAATCAGCTTTCCCAATATTCTTCCGTCAACCTCTTTTACCGTCTCAGCGTCAACTATCATATACCCAGCTCCTTCCTGCTTCTTATCTCAATACCTCTGTTGCTCATATCATCTTCCAGCGCATACCTAACCGCGTCAATTGTGTGGTTATCCTTGTCAGGGTAAGAAGCTTTAAACTCACCTCTGCTGTCACGTTCAAGCTCGTAGTTATAAAACTCGTTGGCAGCATGCGGACACCGCACAGGGTCGATAATTATTGCTTCAAGCGACTGCAGGAACTTAATACCATACTCAATACTATCGGGCCCTTTCTTTGCTCCGCGTACTTTAAGGCCATATCCTCTTAACTCCGCTATGCTTTTAGGCTCTGCGCTGTCGCAGACAATGTAACCGTCATACACCTCGCGCCCTTGGATCAACTCCGCCGCCGCACGATTTGACAAGCCGACTTTGTATATTTCATCCATGAGGTACAGCCGCTTCCGTGTCTTGTCATAGTGGCAGACGAGATACGCAAACGGGTCAACCGCATACCCAAAGTCAATTCCCCGCCTGATCCGGTCAAAAACCGCAATCTCTTCTTCGCTTATCTCGCGAACATCAAGGTTTGTAAACACCTCGCCGCCCGTTCCGGTAACCTCTCCCAAATACTCGTGGTTATAATTACTCGGTTTCGTCTTCTTTAAATGCTCCGCCTCCAAAATAAACTGTTCGCCGAGCCACTGAGGAGGAACGCTTAAATATGTGCTGTGGTGTATCACTCTGTCGCTTCGCGTTGTCAATACCTCTTCATTTACCCAGTTCCGCTGACTTTGCGGAGGGTTGTAAGAGTAAAATACATTATACATTTCACCTCCGCGCATAAGCGACTGATTAATCGTACGTATCTCTTCCATACCTCCAAATTCGTCCACTTCCTCATACCAAATATAACGAATGTATCCTTTGTGCACCTTGGTAGATTTCAGTTTCTTGGGTTTATCTGCTCCCCTGAATAATATCCGCTGCCCCATGGGAAGATATATCAGTTCAAGCGGAGACAGCTTGAATTGCCAAAGGTGTGATACCCCGAGCTTTTCTATCGCCCACACAAGCTGTTCATATACACTGTCTTTAAGATAAAGACCCACCTTGCGAACTACAACGGCATTAGCGCCCGGATTACTCATTATACCAAGCACAATTTCCACGCTGATAAAAGAAGATTTTGTGCTGCCTCTGCCGCCCTTTAGCCAGTAGTGTGTATGTCTGCCTTGCTTTACATCATGGTGCAGAGCGTAAAAAGAGGGCGCGATAAGGTCTGTTAAGCTAACCACTATCATCACCCTTTGGAATATTGTCTAAAATCTGAACCTGCGCTATTCCATCAACCTGCGTTCGTTCTGTAAACAGTGTGTAATATTTACCTAGCATTTCTGCCGCCTTTAACCTTTCTTTCTCGTCAGGTGCCTTTTTGAATTTCCTAGCTTCTGAATATCCTTCGCCTCGCCCCTCAACAACAAGCACCTCGGCTTCACTTTCTCCACGCATTACAGAAGTAAGATATTCTATAACTTCTCTTGCGTCTGCTATTTTATTATTATGTAATTTTTCTAATTGCTCACTAATATAAGATTTTACGTTAGTATTTGTTAACAGCTTTGAGGCACAAACTCTAGCTGTATCGTCTGTCTTTACACCATTATATACAGCCTTGTATGCTCTTGTAGCATTACAGTCTATTAAATACTCATCACAAAACCGCTTCTGCTTCTCGGTCAAATATCTCACCTCCAAATCACATCACAGCCGCCCGCCCCTCAGCAAATTTTATGATGTACAATTCCCACAAGACCTAAAACTAAAAGAACCGTCCCAAAAAGGAAAACGGCTCTTAAACAAAAAATATATAAAAGGAGAAATTACTTTGCATACCTTTCATAATACAATTATAACATGTAATTTTCGGAAAATTCGGACAACTTTAAAAATTTATTATGTTTTTTTCTTATGCCGCTTTCATCACCATTGCCCACTTTAAAAGCAATCTTTTGGAATGTCCACCCCTCAATATATCTGTATCTGAAAATTCGCCTGATTTCGCTATCAGCAATGTTGTTAATAAATTCATTCAATGCGTGATATTCGGATTTTAATAACCCCAACTCTTTTTTTAACATATCACGTGTGTGGTCGCACTCTCCTGTTTCCACTTTCATGTTATGTTTTATATACGGAAACTCCTTGTCCGACCCCTGCACAATGTCAGAACTTTCAAGCATTTGTATCTGTTCGGCCAATTCTTCAATTTCTACTTTTAGACTTCTGTACTGTCTTAATCTTTCAGCTGTCATAAGATTTATCACATCCAGTTTGATAATAATTCTTTGTCTGTTAAATTACTTTTTTATCTATATAGTTTCAGTCCTTTTCCATGGCGCACAAAAATGCAATATTACAAGCCAAATGCCACAAATGCGGCAGTCCGCTTTCCTCGTCTGCACCCGACGGGTCATTTATGTATGACACAAAATGTCTGAAAGCCGCGTCTCTATACCTTTGCGGTTCAACATCTTTCCAGCTGTCACTGTCTCCATACTTTTTTACTCCGTATTCTCTTACCCTGGCAACCGCTGTAATTATGTCGGTTGGGCACAAGGTAAGTTTCGGCTTTCCTTCGTCATATTTCATATTTTTCATCCTTGCCCCATTGCATGTGTTGGCCGCAGTTGTTGCATATGCGTATCCCTTGCAATTTATCCCCCGGCCCGCGATAAGTGTAAGGTTTACCACATCTCGGACACAACATCCTGTCGCCCTGTAATACCGGTATTATGTAACTCATTCTGTCCAACGCGTTAAGGGCTAACTTATACATTTCTCTTTCTTCTCCTTCCACCAAAGTTAGCATTTCTGTAAAATAATTTATCGCTTTTAAAATATTATATCTTTCTGCTGTTTTTTGCATTTTTATTCGCTCCTTTTACTTTTTCTATTCTTGCCTTGAGTGATCTCAATAAGCTTTCCTGCGTATTTCCTTTATCTTCTAAAGCTGTAATAACATCTTCGTCTCTAGTTCCCTCAGCTATAAGCCTGTGAATTATAACTTCGCCCTGTTGGCCTTGCCGATGCAGTCTTTTGTTTGCCTGCGCATACAATTCCAAACTCCATGTCAATCCAAACCAAATCACATGCCGTCCGCCATCTTGCAAATTTAATCCATAAGCTGTACTTGCAGGATGCGCCAGCAGTATGTCTATCTTACCCTTATTCCAATCAAGTTCATCTTGCGGTCCATTATATACTCTCACATTAAGAGACGTTTTTTTCAGGGCTTTTAATATTCGGTATCTTTCATGCTGAAAACTATAAAACACTATAGCTGACTGCCCATTTAGTCCTTCTACAAGTTCTAAAAAACTGTCAATCTTACAATCATGAATGTGCATAGCTGTATGCTCGTCATCATAGACCTCGCCGCCAGCCGCTTGTAACAGTTTATTACTCAGCACTGCTGCCGTATCAGCGTCTACCGTTTGTTCGTCTATTTTCAGCAACATACTCCGCTCGAACTCATCGTATATTTTACGGGCTCGTCCATCAAGCATCACAGGCACATCTACGACTGTCATTTCCGGTAAATTTAAATAGTCAGAAGATTTCATACTCACGCAAATATCACTCAGCAACAACTGTATATTTTTCTCAGCTCCTTCTTTAGGCCTATATGTGAATATCCTCTCAGCGTTTCGCTGATCGGGATCAAAATATGTTTCGCGAAAATGACCTATTCGCTTTCCCAGTCTTGCTCCTTCATCAAGAAGGTATATTTGCGCCCATAAGTCTATCAAACTTTTCGGCGCCGGAGTACCTGTAAGCTCTACCAGTCTGTGTATTTTACCCAGCACCATTTTCAACGCCTTAAACCTTTTGGCTTGATGATTTTTGAAACTGCTGCTTTCGTCGATGACTACCATGTCAAACGGCCAACTGTTGCCATAATATTCAACAATCCACTGCACATTTTCCCGATTTACAACATACACATCCGCAGGAGTATTTAAAGCTTGTTCTCTTTTGTTTTTAGAACCTAACACTTGCATCACCCTTAACAGTCTTAAATGATCCCATTTTTCAGCCTCTCGGCTCCACGTAGTTTCGGCTACTTTCTTAGGCGCTATAATTAACGCCTTAGAAATTAAAAAGCGATTATATTTCAGCTCATTTATTGCCGTAAGAGTGATTACCGTTTTGCCCAAGCCCATATCAAGCCACAAGGCCAGCTTATCATCACTGATAATCCTGTTTGTGCAATAGCTTTGATAATTATGCGGATTATATTTCATTTGACACCGCCAAAATATTATCAACTTTTTCTTTACTGTCTACCACAAATACGTCTTGTCCCAATTTAGATATACGGTCAATTTGTGCATCTTGTAACGCAGTTGTTTCTTTTCCCGGAGCCTTAAGTTCCACAAAAAACAGTTTTCCACCGGGTAACATCACAATTCTATCCGGTACGCCATTATTTCCGGGAGACACAAATTTATAAGCCCTTCCCCCCAGCTGTTTAACTCTCTCTCTTAAATACCTTTCAACATCTCGTTCTCGCATTTCTTAATCCACCTCACAGATTACAAACTCTACGCGCGCGTATATGTATACGCATTAGGCGCGCTAGGCGTTATGTGTATTACCTAATATACCTAATTATTACTATATATAGATTTTTGTAGTTTTGTAGTTTTTAGACGTTACCCCACGTGATTTCAGGTGTTTCCGTGGCTACAAACATTGTAGTTCGATTGTAGTTTTGTAGTACTACAATCTTTTAAAAACTACAAAGTATAAACTAAGATTGTAGTTTTTGTATATTGCACCTGCTAAATCCACGCTGACTACCACAGTATCCGTATTTACGCGGTGATTTTTGTCTTTCCCAGTCCGGCAGACTTGATATGATACGATTTATCTCTATGGCGTCTGAATTTCTCATACTCTTAAAATCTCCCCCGAATAGTTCACACCATATTTCTAAGGCACATATCTTGTTACGCTCTATTAGCTCATATTTTTCTCTATCCGCTATGTTTCCTCCCCAATACATTAATCTATTAGATAGCTTCCATCCATCCCAATCTACAGGAATTTTGCGCTCTAAAAAGTCTGTAATAAGCCCCTCTCGGGAGGATATTTCACGGTGCCCTTCCTGCTCTGCTTCTGCCAATTCAGCTGCTTTGCCTTCCAAATATAAGGGCTCTCCTTGACTATATCTATAGACTGCTTCCGCCCAAATCATATCAATCTCTGATTCTAATTCTGCGAATATGTTTTTTTGTGGCTTAATAATTCCCGTATCGATCGGCCAAAATCTCCGATTACCGGTCCGGTCTCTTAAATAGTCGCTGTTATTGCAAGTTCCAAAAAAAACACATCTTCTAGGACAGTCTTGCACGTTTCGTCCGTAGGCGGCTCTATATCTGTCTGTTGTCTGTGATAATATCTGCTTAACTCGTCCAACTTCCGATTTATTTAAGGCTTCCAGCTCGCTTATTTCCACTATCCACATACCTTGTATTAATTCACATACTTCTTTACCCTCGAATGACCTTAAGCTGTCTGTGAACCATTTTCTGCGTCCTAAGGTTCTAAGCATGGTGCTCTTACCAATACCTTGCCTGCCTGTCAATATAACCATATTATCAAATTTACAACCGGGTTCAAATGTTCGAGCCACTGCGGCTACCATTGCCTTTCTCGTGGCGCTATATGTATACTCATTATCAGCGGCCCCGAGATAGAGTACAAACATTCTATCAAGTCTTTCGACACCATCCCATACAAGATTAGACAAATAACTTTTTAAGTCGTCAAACGCGTGACGTCTTCCCCAAATTGCCAGGGCGTCCAGTATCTTATCTTTACCGGTAATATCATAGATATGTTCCAGGTACCACCTTATTCCGGCTTCATCTTCATCACACCACTCGCGCTTGCCCTCTTTTTCCGGGCTCCATGGCAAAGTATCAAGAACCATGTTTTTATGGGTAAAATCATCATATCCATATCGACCTTTTAAATTACTGTCATTTTCAAGTATTATCAGTATATTATCAGTTGTTTTTGCTATGGCTCCGGTCGTCGGACTTGTTTTCAGTTGAGTCATCCAATTTAAATCATCATCCTGTGATAATCCATTAAATTCAGTTACAGCTGATTCATGACGTTCTTTATTTATTAACGCTGCAACATCTTCATCGGCTACTGCTCTTTCACACATGGCTTTATAAGATGGCAATTTATTATTTGGAGTGTTCAATTTGGCCTCGTTATCCAAATCTCCATATAAGTGTAATCTGATCAAGTCAAACGCATTACATAAAACCCCACTTGCCGGATCGGTCGCATGGTGACTATATAAAAACTTACCGTCTTCATAAATAATTGCACCTCCGGAAGTACTGCCACCGGTATACGTATAACGCCCCGGCAATGTATCAACCGGTTCATAAGTACCGGGTATAAATTTTTCAATTGCACTGTAAATATTGTACGTACGACAAAAGGCTCCTATAACTCCGGGCTTAGATTCCGGGTCTGTCTGTTTTTTTGCCATTCTTTGATGGGCCTCTTTCACACCCGGAACCTGCGGCCATTCACTCATATCAGACCAATTATTATAAGTATTAAGTATTCCGTCCGCACTTAAAAACGGCTTATCTGCGTATTTATATACATATATACTGTCACTGCAGCAAGAAGGCCAATACATAAGTCTTGACGCTTCGAAAGTAGTTTTGTCGAAGTAGCTCATCTCGGGTTGTATGTACCACGCTATTTTTCGGGATATTGGTTCATATTCATCCACACTTACACTCCGGCTTATCGGCAATATTACTCTAAGCCTAGGCGCCGCAGGTGAATGTTTTCTCGTGGAGTACACACAGAATCCACATCCCAATCCATTTAATCTCAATATAATATCTTCGGTTTTACCACTTGGTATATTATCAAGGTCGAGTGTAATTATATCTCTATACATTATCGCGGCGGCTTTACGTACTCCATTAGCCAGTTCCCCTCCAACATATCCTCCTACATCTTTTAAGTCATCCTGTTGTCTTTTTGGTAAAGATATATAGTCATCTAAGGTTTCGCTGCTGCGTGCCGGCACTCTTAGTTTTTCGTACAGCTCAGACACCAACAGTTTTTGAGACGGCCAAAAAGTTGCCCATCTGCTGCCTGCTGTACTTATGGTTATAACTCTGTCATTTGTCATGTTAGTGCCTCCGTTAATCCTTTTTGAAATATTTACTCGTGTAACCGTCTGCAGACAATAGTAGACCCGGAGCCCAGTCTATAGGCTCTCCCATTAAGCTGCAAACATCCTCCAAACTGCCATTTGTTTCATCTGTCTCAATAACGACTTCGTCGTGCACATGGAATACGATATTGTATCCTGCATTTATCAATCTATATATACTCACGGCCAAACAGTCTCTAGCAATAGCCTGTACTATATTTTCCGACAACTTCCCACCATATGTTTCTGTTTCCTGCCATTTTCTAGTGGTCTGATTCATACCGTAATAACACAAACATTCGTTTCCAAATCGGTTGGTACCTAAATAAGGCTTGGCGTAATAAAGTTTTCTTTTGCTTGGCAATTCTACAGTTATAAAATCTTGCCCGTATAACAGCTCACATTCATGCCGAAACATTAATGAGTTAATGCCAACAGGAAATCCGGTTTTATAAGCTTCAATCGCTGCGTTTTCTACTTTTTTCCACAACCCGGTTATCTGTTTATTACTGTTACGCCATCTTTTAACGATATCAGGCAATTCCGCTTCATTCAGTCCGTTATCTAACGCGCCCATTTTAATAAGTGCACCGCTTCCACCGCCGTAACCTAAAGCCAGCTCAGCGACTTTTCCTTTTTGTCGCAGTGCATATTCAGGATTACCCTTTTTTATGCGCTCAATTGGCACACCAAACATCTGAGATGCAGATGCTTCATATATTTTACCGTGTGTCTTAAATACTTCTTGACGCCATTGTTCTCCGGACAGCCAAGCTATAACCCTTGCTTCTATCGCCGAAAAATCGGCGTCAATGAATACTTTTCCATTATCGGCAACAAATGCTGTTCGTATCAATTGCGATAATGTATCCTGAACACTGCCAAATATCATTTTAATGTTTTGGGCTTTACTATGCTTGACTTGATCTCTCGCTAAATCAAGCATTGATATGTATGTACGCGGCAAATTTTGAACTTGCACCAACCTACCTGCCCAACGTCCTGTGCGGTTAGCGCCATAAAATTGTAGTAGTCCTCTTACTCGACCGTCTTCACACACGCAATTTTGTATAGCTGTATATTTTTTATTACTGGTTTTCCCCAATTCTTGTCTTATCTCAAGAATTCGACGCACCTTTTCACTTTTAAGCTCACCATCCAACAGAGTTTTAACGGTTTCTTTTTTTAAATCAGGTACTCCCGCTCCTGTTTCTTCTTTGAGCCACGTTGTAAGCTGAGCGACGCTATTGGGATTACTTAAACCTGTAATATCTACAGCCTCATCCATTAATTGCTTTGTTTCAGTTTCTCCGCACCATAATGCGCCATTCACTAATGCAAGGTCGACTTTTACACCTCTCATATTTATTAACTGGTCCTGTTGCCATTGTCTTTGCATATCTGCGGGTACAGGAAAATTTTTTAATCTATTTTCTATCTCCATTTCAGTAACAACATCTTGTTTACAGTATTCTTTAAATAACCGCCATTTTTCAGGGTCATGCTTTGGCAGATTGCGAGTTCTACCGCCGTTCTTCTTTGTTGGCTTGCATGGTACACAGAAATATTTTATCAAAGCTTTTCCAGCTGTCATCTTTCTTTTGTCTTCCGTCTAATCCCATTACAGTACCAGTTGCAGCTAGGCTGGCAGCATATCCGCAATACAAACTGTGCAGCATTGTACACTCCCATTGTGTTAACCACTGACCGGTAACCATTGAATCAGGATAAAAATATTTGGACAAACAATAATGTTCAAAAGCAGCATTATAAGCATGTTTTTTCACTTTCGGGTCAAACATTGCCAGCATTATTTCAATAGGAATCGTTTCACCTTGTTTTAAATCTATAACAGATACTGGTCTTTCATCAATTGCGTATGCAAATAATAAAATTTCAAAATCCGGGGACTGTACATATTTATACAGTCCTCCGGAGCCAATATCTACGCTAGAGTATGTTTCTATGTCTATTGATAGATGTCTCATAATCCAAGCATATTACCTATAGGTGCACCTGTAATTGGATCAACTTGAGGTTGTTGCACCTGTGTCTGATATGTTTGAGGTTGTTGCGTCTGTGTTGGTTGTATATACTGAGGCGGCATCGGTTGAATTGGCTGCTCTAAACCCTTAAAATCATTCAATGCGCTTGATTTACCACTAAGCGGTTCTCCTTCTCTTATTTTCATCACATTCCCAAGCCCGCAGCCCACGCCCCGGTTACCACTGCTCGCATAGGCGAAAAAGCGTATAGTTACACGTGCATACATACCGCTATATACATCCCCAGGAGACAATTGTACATTTAAGTTTGAGCTATGTACTACATCTGGCTTTTGCTTGCTTGAGGCGTTTAAAACCCAATGACCCCTGCATTCTTCTCCATATGGTTCTCCGTTTTCCTTAACCCCATCGCCGTCGTGAATAGGTGTTCTCATCATTGGTGGCCTAACCCCGTTCCAAAGCCTTTGCATTCCATCCTGTGCCGCCGCTTCGATTGATGCGTCAAGGTCCGCTTTAGTAGCTATATCAGTCTTGGGTATAAGTAGAGTAACACTATATTTTGGATCTTCACCCGGATTATTTGCGCGTGGGGTGCACAAATTAGCATACGACAATCTTACTTCTCCTGTTAAACATTTTAAAGCATCATTTTGATACATTTTCATTTCCTCCTATATTTTCAAAATCTTTTACAGCGCCAATTTTATATGGTTCTCTTTTATCATTCTCGACTACTAGGGTTGGTTTTCCCGGAGATTTTATTATTAAATCGCCTACTAACTTCGTAAACTCTTGTTTACCTATTTGTTTTTCTAATTTGCTGAGTGACAAAGGATTACGTTCATACAATAGTGATTCATCATACCCACTTTGAATAATTCTGTCCAACGCCTCATCGGAATCCTTAAATGCTCTTATGCTCCTACCCTCAACAACTTTCCACCCGGGTATATTTTTACCGTCAAGGACAGCTGTTAAAGCGTACTCTTCAAGCTTAGAAACCCATTTTTTTAGGCTCTCTGCTCTTTTAAGCACATCACCGATTTCGACGTCGCTGATTAATGGAGGCAAAGCCTCCCTAAAATCCTCTAAAGCTGTATGGCTATTGCATTGTGCCCTACATCTGCCTGCGGCCTTGCAAAATCCTTTATCACACCATTCTCCGGGGTGGAACTCTTCAAGGTTGTTTAAAATTTTATCTACTGCCGGTCGTACAATATTTACAGCCCAACTCTCTAAATCATTTCTAGATATAACGTATTGCGAAATATTATCAATTCGGGGTTGTACTATTGATATAACTATGTCGTCTATTTGATAGAATAGGCCATATTCATGCAAAGCCCCTAAAGCATATAACATTCCCTGCGGATTACACTCAGCTTCTACTCTCTTACCTTTTCCATATTTAAAATCTATTACGTGCATGGTCTTATCTCCTATGACAATACTATCAGCAGTACCAAATCCCCCAGGAGCGTAATTTTCAAAAGATACTCTTTTCTCTATTGCTACAAAGGGACTTGTCCTAAAGCTGTAAGCTATTTCAGTTACGTAATCTAAGTACGTATCTGTGTGCCTGTCCATTTCTGATTGATAAAACTCATCTTTTTTAATTTTATTAAATCTTCGAGTGTATGTAGACTGAGACATGGGCTCAAATTTCTTTTGGAGTTTTAGTTCTGCGAGCGAGTGCGCTAAAGTGCCCTCCTTGGCATAACTGCTTGCTGTATCCGGGAGTGTTGCTTCCAACAATGCTGACCCCGGACAATTTAACCACTTAACAGCACCGCTCGGTGAGAATTGTTTAGCATGTATGTCCGGCATTATATAACAGCCCCCAATCCCCTAAGCTGAGTTGCAAACTCTCCCAGTTTATCCGCCGGCAAAGCTGTTATAGTGGGAACGCCATAACTGTTAATTAAAGACAATATTTGTTTTCTATAGTTGTCTCCCTTATCGGCTAAAGTGGCGGCCGCTTGAGCTAACTGCATAGGGTCATACGCAGGCATCCCATCAACAGGTACTCCGTTAGTAGACACTCCGCTGACCGGCACAGGTGATACAACGTTTGATTCGGTAGCTGGCAATGAAGTTGTCATAGTTTGAGGTTCAATTTGTGCGTTTTGTACAGCCTGCTCGGTTAGTTCTGATTTATTATAGCCTAAGGTAGACGATAAAGTTTTTATTGCTTCTGATAATTCTTTTAATTCGGGTACATTAATTGTAATTTCCATATTCTTATCTCCTTTTTAATAACTTGACAATTTAGTCAGTTCATGATACTATTATATAAATTAATTATTTGTTTAGCTCGTATAGTGCGCCAACACTTACGGGCTTTTTATTTTTCTTTCTTTGATAATTTTTTCGCTTACGTTGATTTATTTCATCCCTATGCTCTGCACGATATTTACGTTGTTGTTCCAATATTTCATCTTTGTGTATAGCATAATTTTTTCGCCTTCGCTCATTTAATTCATCCTTATGTTCAGCATAAAATTTTCGCTGACGTTCATTTATTTCATCTCTATGCTCTTCGCGATATTTTCGCTGGCGTTCTGCTATCTTTTTACGTTTATTATCTTTATTATCACGCCTAATCTCTCTATCTCGTTGGTTAATTTCTTTTAAATCTTCAGGTAGCAGCTCATTCACTATGCAGTCCTCAAAAATACAATTAAAACAATCCCTATTACACTGCATTCAATAATCACCTCACATTACAATTTTATGTATTCTTTTGCTTTCCGGCCTTTTGGCTTCTCTATAGCACTCTTCGTCAGCAAAGTCCCACCGCCGATTATCCGGCTTGATTACGACCTTGCGTACATCGTCAGCTATGGGTTGTCCATTTTCTGTACTTTTAGCGCAATCTAGAAAAGCAAAAAGTATCATCATAAGCGGCGCTGTGTAAAATATGGGATAACACTCAAGCAGCCTAACCATAACTAACAATACAACGCCGACCACCGCAGCTGATATTCGTATAATCCAACTATACATTTGACTTCACCTCCTTAGGCTTGCTCGTAAACGCAAGGTGCATGTTCATCTTCCGCACATTCTCCACATAAGTCATATATTTTAAAATTGCGTGGGTTATATTGAGCATTTATTTTTTTGCATTTGCTTATGTATCCTTTTGCGGTTTTTAAAGAATTAGCACATCCGAACGGATGTATATTACTGCGACATATAATTTGGTCGCTTTCGTATTCCATCATGTATCTTTTCATATAGTTCACCTTGCTTTCTATATCAGGTCAAATTTAATTTTTTTAACTTATTTCTTCTTTTTTCTAAATCCTCAACATCAATCCCCCAGGCTTCATAAGCTGTAGCAGTACTTACAGTAAAAAAATCAAATGGCTTTTGACCTTTTTCCAACATAAGAGTTCTTGCCTTTTTCTTTTTGTTGTATATCGTGCTTGCGGACTTAGTGCCAAACAATTCTCCTATCTCTTTATTTCCAATTTCAGGATATGCGTAATAAATCTTTAACGCCGTATCTATGCTTACAATTCTTACTCTTGCTCCCACTTTCTTTACCTCCTTAATCTAACAAATCAGCTTCCAACTAATCCGTAGTGTTGTAATCAATTTGATATAAAACTTAAGTAGATTAGTTATATATCGCTTGACATACCCTATATATCGTTGTATAATTATAATCGAAATACAAGATGTTCTATTTTAGTAAATTTAAATCATAATCTAACGCAATGGCTATCTTTATAAGTTCATCGGACGGCAATGTTCTATTTCCGTTAAACACCCGTCGTAATAACTCATATGAAATACCTGTTGATTTAGATAAGTAATAAATAGTTATGTTATTTTCTAGCATATATTGTTTGAGCTTATACTTTACTTTCATTTAGAGCACCTCTGCTATAAATAATTTTATGAAAGGTGGTGAAAATCATGCTGCGAAACCCTGTTGTGTCTAGCCGAATCTCAAGCGTTGGTTGGGAAAACGGCACACTGGAAGTTCAATTTCAAGATGGTGCTGTCTACCAATACTACAATGTTTCCGAAACTGAGTACCGTGTATTCATAAATTCGGGCTCACTAGGAAGATCATTATATATCTTAGAAAAAACGCACAGATATACAAGAGTTTAGCCTTTAAGTGACGAATATTTAATTATGTTCGTCACTTTTTATTGGAATGTAACCTGTAACTGTTTTTATTTTTACAGATTCAGCGCTGATTTGAATCTCCACATATGGTTTTTTTGTTTCTCTTACAAATTCGACCAACGGTTTTGCAAGTTCCTCAATTTTACTCAATTCTTTTTCTGTCATTTTCCTCACCTCCTTAATTTAATTATGTATTATATTCTGACACATCATGTATCACTATTTCTTCAAAAGGTATTAGATGTATTGAAATAGTAAAAGCTTAATTTTCGAACGTCACTTCAATAAATAGTTGGTCGTTGGGGTGACGTTCTTTTATTTTTTCAACTAAATCAAGAATTGTTTTCAACGTGTCGTTCCAATCGGTTAAAACTCTAAACTTTAAATTGAGCGTCATTTTCCTCACCTCCTTAATTAACATTACTTGTGTTCTGATGTGTTTTTTTATCCCTGTTCTGGGACGCAGGGGCCAAAAAAATTTTAATCTTTTCACTATCATCTGTAATATCAAGTAATTCACACATATCAGATATCATGCGAGTATCAAAATAAGACTTTCCGTTAATCTTTGAATTTAATGTATTTTTTGATACTCCTAGCGCCTTTGCTAAGGTTCTTTGATTATATCCTTTCTTCACAATGTAACTAAGTAGTCTATTTTTATCCATTAATTATCACCCTTTCATCCCTGTTTTGGGACACCATTATAATAACACATATTTTTGCACTTGTCAACCCTGTTTTGGGACAAAATTTATTATATCTTGATTTTTATATTGCTTTTTTGGGACGCATATGTTATTATTATTTTGAGGTGATTAAAATGAATGAGTGCGCACGACGAATATTAGGAGCTATTCAAAATAATAAAATATCTTATAGTGAGTTATCTTATAAGACAAATATACCAAAATCCGCATTGCAACGTTATGCAACGGGAGAAACAGAAAAAATACCTATAAATAGAATAAAAGCAATTGCGACAGCTTTGCATTGCACACCTGAGTATTTGCTTGGATGGACTAATGACCCTACAAAATACGAAGGCTCTGATAAGGTAGCAGAAACTAAAAAAGCACATCAATCAATGCAATATGGTGCACAAAAAGAAGTGCCGTTAAGTAAAGATGAAAAACAATTAATCAATACCTTAAGGAAGCTAAATAGCACAGGCAAACAAAAAGTAATAGACTATATAAATGATTTAGCTGAGAATTCTAAATATAAATTAAACAGTATACCGAAAAAGACATTATCTATTGCTGAACAATTTAGGCAAGCTAATAGCCAAACTTTTGACGTAGCTGCCTACGGCGAATCAGCGACAAAATACGACAAAAAAGATTAATTAACAGTTATTACCTCTTGAAATATACATTATATGGTATTATGATACCTATATGAAATGAATTTCAGGGAGGTATTATAATGGTTGCAAGATACAAAGCAGTAACTACTTTGCTAGAAAATGCTGTAAATAAATTGCCAATAAGTCTAACACACATCGAAAATATTATTAAAAAAAATGGCTGGTCTATTATAGGGTATAATCTTAACTCAGAAAACCATATTAAGTTACTTAAGCAATATGATGTATTATCCATTGCAAAACGGACAAAAGCATTTACGTATAAACATGAAACAGAAAAAATCGTATTCGTCCGATCCGGCTTATCATCTAACGATAAACGCATGTTGCTAGCGCATGAACTGGGTCATATAGTGTTAGGGCATATGTCTGATAGTAGTGTATTAGGATACAAACCAGGAGGACTAATTAACGAAGGTCAGGAAGACGAAGCAAACGAATTTGCACTTGAATTTCTTGCTCCTGTCTGTATTTTATGCAAAAATCATATAAGTACACCACAGCTTATATCAGAAACAACATTGCTAGACGACAAACGAAGCAACTTAGTGGCTGATGAAGTGCGTAAGCACAAAAAATATACAGAGTATGAATTAAAACTCTGTAATCAATTTAGTACAAAAAAAGAGAAAAATATAAAAATTAGATATGTTGCCATGGCAATAATAACAGCGTTAATATTAATAACAGCTACAATGACAACAGACCGAAAAAATAATCAACCTAATATAGAACAAACACAAGTAATACAAGAAGCAACGCCGACATCTGAACCTCAAATAATGGACATTGACGTAGTAGTTACAAAATCAGGTCAAAAGTTTCACACGTCAAACTGTAAACATATAAAGGACAAATCTAACCTAATACATATGACAATCAATGAAGCCATACAAGCTGGCTATGAGCCTTGCGAAGATTGCAAACCTGATAACTATTAAAATATAGTGGTGCGAATATAAAGCTTACATGATTTCCCCGGGAGGTTCGCACCAAAATTTTACAAAAATATATGATAAGAGGTATTTTTATAAACACATTTTATATTAAAGATTTAAATATTATGTCACAATATAACAATTATAAGAATAAAAGTGTATAACTCTTATATATTTTTGCGTCGCACCCTATACGGGTGTGTGGATTGAAACAAATACAAGGGAGTGTTATTTTGTGCCAATATACAAAATGAAAGGGTCGAAAGACGGAAAACAAAAATATAGGGTGCGTATTAATTATCAGGACAGCATGGGAATAAATCGTCAAATTGACCGTGTCACTTATGGCAACGTTGAAGCAAAAGAGCTTGAACGCCAATTAAATTATAATATAAAACAATCTATTCCAGCAAAGCGCATTACTGTAAAACAATTATATGAAGAATATTTAAAATCTAAAAAACATGAACTAAGAGAACAATCTATCAGATCAATAGTCACGTATTTAGATAATCATGTTATTCCCGAATTAGGAAATTTACGTCTAGATAAATTAACAACCCCGACACTAAAAAAATGGAAGGACGTCATAAACGAAAAAACCGTCAAAAATAAGGGGGTTAAAAAACTAAGTATTAAAACAAAACAGCATATTTATAAGGAATTCATAACTATGCTTAATTACGCTGTTCAAATGGACTACATAGATAAGAATCCATTAAAAAAAATAGGTAATTTTAAAAGTTCAATTACACTTGAATCCGAAAAAGAAATGGATTATTATACACCCGACGAATTCAAGTTATATATAAAGGCAACATATGACTGTGCAAAAAACAGTTCCACAAACCACGAATGGGATTATTATGTATTCTTTAACATTGCTTACTATACAGGGCTCAGAAAGGGCGAAATTCATGCTCTTAAGTGGTCTGACATTGAAGGGGACTATTTACACGTTACAAGAAGCATAGCGCAGAAATTAAAGGGCGATGACAGAGAAACCCCTCCAAAAAACAAATCGTCTATACGCACTATACAAATCCCCACACCATTAAAAGAAATATTAAAGGCTCACAAGGAAAGATATAAACAACTTGAGGGTTTCAATAACGATTATAGAATTTGCGGAGGTATGACTTCTCTCCGAGACAGTACTCTTGACAAACATAACAAAAAATATGCTGAACTAGCAGGTATTAAAAAAATTAGGATACATGATTTTAGACATTCGCACGCATCATTATTAGCCAATGAAGGTATTAATATACAGGAAATAGCTAGAAGACTAGGCCACTCTAAAATTGAGATAACTTGGAATACTTACAGCCATTTATATCCGCGAGAAGAAGAACGAGCGATTAATATTTTAAACAAAATCGTGTAAAAATCGTGTAAATAAAAATAGAACCAGCGTAAAAACGCTGGTTCTATTGCTTTTGGTGCGGCTAAGAGGACTTGAACCTCCATGAAATTGCTTTCACATGGACCTGAACCATGCGCGTCTGCCAATTCCGCCATAGCCGCAAATAGTAAACGTCGTTGAAATCAACAACTATTTCATTTTATACTATTCTTAATAATTTGTCAATATCTTTTTTATATTTTTCTCATTTATATTGTAAGATTACAATAGATGTGTACAAAGAGAAAAAAAGAATACGGAAAACTCATAAATTGTGTTATAGTTATATTACCACAATATCACACGCACAAATGAGCCTTCCGTATTTGAACACTATAACACAAACTATGAAATTTAGGCAAGTATTAATTGAATATTCTTTTAAACACGGCGTGACAAAGGCTGCCATTCGCTATAAGGTAAATCGTCAGTATGTCTATCGCTGGCGAAAACGCTACGACGGTACGCTCGCCTCCTTAGCCGATAAATCACATAAACCTCACCATCATCCCAATCAGCATACCGCTGATGAGTTGAAATTGATTACTGATATGCGTCGCCGTAATCCCAATGCTGGACTTGTTGTGTTTTGGGTTAAGCTTCGTCAAAGAGGCTATACTCGTTCTATTACAGGTCTTTACCGCATACTCCGCAAACAGGGACAAATGCCTGTTAAACCACCCAATCCCAAATACATACCAGAACCTTACGAGCAAATGCTCTATCCCGGTTAGGAGAGTACAGATAGACGTTAAGTTTGTTCCTGAAGCTTGCATTGTCGGTGAAGCTAGCGTTCACACCGTAAGGATAACGAGTATTTTTATGCAACACATAAATTCTACTCGTTTGATGATTTTGCAAAGCAATTAAAGGTGCATAACCGTAACTACAATAAATTCCCGATGCGTCCGCTTAATTGGAAAGCTCCAATTGACTACATCAACTCTTTTATCAATTTCGGCGAACTCTTTTAATCTTTTTTGTAACACATCATTGACAAACCTACAAAGCGTATCATGAAATATTAGAATAAGGTATTGAATATAAAGCTAAATTATGTTATAATAAAAAAAGTTATGTGTCCGTAGCTCAGCTGGATAGAGTGTCAGACTCCGACTCTGAAGGTCGTGCGTTCGAATCG